GTAACATTATTCCAAACGTTTTTAATCTTTTCTCCTAAATTATTGAAGAATTCTGTTACTTTTGCAACATCGTCTTTCCACAATGTAACTATTGCGTCTGCAACATCTTCAACAAATCCCCAAATTTTATCCCAAACTTTTTTAGCAGTATCTTTTATGATTATCCATACAGCCTTTAAAGTTTCTGATATCTTATCCCAATTTTTAATAATTAATATAACAGCCGCAATTACGATAGCTACGAAAGCGGCAATTGCTATTGGCAACCAACCTATAGCTGCAATAATAGGAGCTAATACAGAAGCTACAACACCCAATACAGTACCGATACCTCCAATTAAGGCGGGTATAATTGTAAACGCCATACTAATTATTCCAACTAGCCATGATATTATCTTTATTGTAGCTAAAACAATCAATATTGTTTTCCAATGTTCGGTAAAAAACTCGATAATAGGTTCCATAAAATCTATAATCGGTTGTAAACTTTCTAGGATACTATTAATATGTGTTTCAGCTTCATCTAAGTGTTCATTTACATCATCCGCAAAACTTTCCATATCAGCAAACCCTGAAGTAACATCTGCCAACCCTGTGCTTAAACCACTTGTATCTAATCCTGTTATTCCGCTGGTATCTTCTTCCTTGGGTTTTAAAACATTCATTTCATCAAATCCTGCCAATCCTGCTAATTCTTTCTTTAAAGATTTAGCATTATCAGCTGTATTACTCATACTCTGTCCTACACTATTCATACTTTTAGCTGTATTACTTGCACTTACAGACAATTTAGGAAACTCAAAATCAGCAAGATTGCCCATATACTTACCAATTGAAGGTATGTTACTTAACAGTCTTCCTATAGTTCTTACTACTGCAATAATATAAGCCGATACTTTAACTGCCCATTGTCTAAACGAGCTTTCATTATCCAATAAGAATATACGTAAATTATTAACAAAAGTTAATACTGCCGATGTAGCTGTAGCTAAAATAGGCTCTAAATATGAACCAAATATTTGTATAGCACTTTGCATTGCTTCAGTAATTGAAGACATCATTTTGCCTGAACTAATATAAGTGTTCGCATAAGCACCAAAGGCTTTTGTACCTTCTCGCATTATAATATTCATTCGTACTTGAGCTTCCTGTTGTGCAGTCAATTCAGTTCTTGTCTTTCCTATTTCTTGAGCGTATTGTCTATATTCCGTTCCTAGATTACCTATTTGTAATACTCCTTGTTGTACAGCTTCAGCATTTCCTTGAATGAACCTGGTAAGTAATTCTATACCCTCTACACTATCCATACCTGCCGAAGCCGCTAAGTCTTTCATCGTTAAAACTAAAGCACTAATTCCATGTTCAGTAGCACCACTTCTAGCGTCAACAGCTTCTAAACCCTCTGCCATTTGAAACAACCCAGTCATTGCCAAAGATCGTATGACCTTTTCAGCCGCAATACCGTATGTATTAGCTTCTGCTAAAGATAACCGTAGATTATCTATTTCATCACTAGCTATTCCCATGTTTTGAGCTACAGTATCAGTAGCAATAGTAATACGAGAATAAGCAGCCCCTTGAGTGATAACTTCCTTAGTAAGACTTTTAATTCCATTTACAGTATTTCTAATAGTCTTAGTAAGCAAATTAGCTCCCATTTGTCCAGCAACTAAAGAAGGTACTAATTTCCCCTTTAAAGCAGACTGCCCTGTTTTAGCTAATGTATTTAATTGTTTTGTTACACCAACCAATTCTTGGCGTAATTGATCAGCATTAGCACCAATAACAACCTCTAACTGGTCTACTTGTGTATAACTCATTTAATAGTTCCACCTAATTTAATTGTGGTTTCTCGCATAACTTTATCCATTTCTTCATCAGTCATTTCTTTCTTTGCTTTTTGTTTGTGTAAAAATGGTTTTTTAGGATATTTCTTAGGGTCATTTACAGCATAAGCTATATATTTGCCTAAATTGTAATTTGCTATATCTATCTCTTCTGCTTCTCTTTCCTTTTGCTCTATATAAGCATTAATGTATTTTTCAAATTTGATAGGTTGCATTTCCCAATATTCCTTCAAACTGTTTACTCCAACTGTAATAGCGAGTTTTTCTCCTTTTTCCCATAATTCCCCAAATCTTATAAGGTCTGTGGGACTTGTGCTTTTTTTGGGTCTTCTGTTGCTTCTTTTTCCGCATTACTGATTAGCCCCCTGATATCTTTATCTTTATCAAGAAAACCTCCCTTTTGTAAGGCTTCAAAAATTTCTATCATTAATTCCTTTATAGTATTTTCTTTAAGATATTCCTCTATCTTCTCAAAAGCTTCCTTGTCAGTTTGAAGACCTAAACCTTTCTTAACCCATAAGGCCAACATTTTTAATCTAATATCGCCTAAAAGAACGGTAAAAGATTTGTTGTTATTTGCGACCTCAATCTCATTAATAGTTGTAGGAGTATACTTCAATTCCATTTTTACATATTTATAAATTAACTAAAAGAACTAGGGCAGGGCTAACTGCCCTTATTCTTATGCACTTGCATCACCACTTGTATATTCAGGTTTCCCTGATATTCTAATAGTACCATTAAAGGCTCTTACTCCCTCAGGAGTATTTTCTCCCTCTTCAAACATCTTTACAAAGCCTTCAAAGACCCATGTACTTCCATTTGTTGGAGAAGTGATCGTCCATTCCTCTACGGATTGACTATCAGCCAAATCGACCATAGAAGTCATAGTTTCCTCGTCTTCAATTAGACCAGAGATTGCTAATTCTCCAGCGTCCTTGAAACCTGCTATAAACTCCTTATAACCGTCTGTACTACTGTGTGTGGTAACATCAATTTCTTCACTCTCTACACCAACTCGACCAATACTGGTTAAGTATCCGACTGTTAAGTCCAACTCTTCAGCACCCGACTTGGTTTTAACAAGAGTTGTTCCTAAACTTTTCTCTGCACTCATTGTATTACCTAATTAAATTAAATCTTGTTGTTATGTGATGTAAATCATCTTCTGGAACGTCCATGTTATAGATCAACCTATAATCGTTGTCCAACATGGTTTGCTCCAAAGTGGATAACAACGTTCCACTTTCCTTACTTGTTTCTGCCCATATATCAATAATCACATCGATATCTTGTAAACCTATTTCTTTTTCTAATACATATTCTGGTACATTACTACCTATATAAAAAGTTATACAAGGTAATGTGTTAATAATTTCAGGTCGTACCTGATAAACAGTTACTCCTTCAATAGCACTTAAAATTGTATAAATATCTTTCTTCGGTTCATACATTATAGTATAGCCTTCCTAATTTCTTTTTGTATATAGTCTTTAATCCCCTTTTCAATATCCTTTTCATGATATTTCAGAGCAGGTCGCATAAAAGGTTTACCCTTCATTTTGCTAGTACCAAACTCTTGATACACACCGTACTCAACAGGGTCATAAACTGTACCAATTACAGTATTCCCAGTTTTAATAGTCTTTCTTTTAATATTTCTTTTAAGATGACCTGTCTTTTTAGGACACTCTTCTTTAGCAGTTCTTTGTACTTTTTGAGTAGCCTCTTGAATGTATGGTTTCATATCTACCATACCAATCTTATCAAATTTCTTTATAGTTCTATCTAAGTTCTTAACTGCTATGACCATTTTTTACCGAATAATAAATTATGACTATCACTAGGTATTCTTTTTACTATTTTATAAAGAACTCCATCGTATCCCAATATACTACCTAAAGATTTGTCTTCTTGAGTTGATATTTTAATATCAATTCGTTCCTCAATACCATAATCCTCTCTAGCTTGTTCAAGATTTTCAAATCCGACATTACCTAAAAAGGTATTCTCTGTAGAAGTTGCCTCTCCTGTAACAAATCCTTCATTATCTATTGTATCCTCTTCCGAATACTCGGTTAAGGTTTTATCATAGAAATGTTTAGAAATATTCTGTTTCATTCCAGTAGGTATGTTCAACGACGGTAGGTATTCTAAATTTATCTAAAAGCGACTTCATAGACATAAGTATCTCTACATCATCTTTTGAAGCCAAATAACTCTGTATCTCATCAGCAAATGTGATAGATTGATCTAAGTCTCGTATAGACTTGACCTCCCTACTATCAAATTCTGCGTCATAAGTGTTTATTAGATTGACAACCACTCTCGCTATCGATGAATATAATTGAGTAGGAATAGGGTATGCTCTATAGTGTTTCCAGTACTCATAATAATCCTCATCCGTATCTGTTTTATCCGTAATTGGATAATCTTCAACATCCTCCTCATACTGTCGTACTAGCTGTTCTCTATTAGTATATATCAATACCCTATCCACAACTTCGTCTATTATCAAATCAAGCGAAGTATTACCTTCTAAATCAGAGTCTATCTTGATTACATCTGTTTTTATGCTTGCTTTAATTTCGTCCATTAAATGCTAGTTAAACTTATATGACTAATGACTATGCACTATCCGTTTCAGAAAAACTTGCATATTTGACTAATTCAGGCATTATCATTTTCAACCCATACTTAAAGTATAGTCCAATGTAATACTCAACTGAACCAGCAATCTTATCAACTGCTGTACCAATAGGTGCGATTGGCATTGCACCAGCACCTGCAACCATAATAATAGCGTCTTCAGTTTGTCTAAAGTTTCTGTGTACATTAACACCATTGTAATCATACAATGTTACTCCACCTTCTGCAGGATTGGATAAAACATCAAAGTCAGCCTTTAAGTCATCCCAAATATCAGATTTAAGGAAAACGTGGACTAAACTTTCGTCAACACCATCTGCATAATCAGTTTCTGCATCGGTAATCTCTCTGATCAATTCATCAAGTTTACCTCTATCAGTCTCTGAAGTTAAAGTTACTTCAGAACCTTCATTTTCCGCAGTTGAAAAGAACTGCCTATCGGCAAAGACAATCATTGAATTAGTGTACATTTCAGCTTTACGCTCAATTATACCCTCAATTCCGTATTCGTCTAAATCCCATTGCGTTGCTCTCTCCCTAATCATCTTTGGAGTGTCAATATTTACTGTTACTTTCTCTATCTCGAAATGTTTATCTGCTGCGTCTGCGTCATAGTCTTCAACAGCAGTATTAAGTATTCTATCAAACTCAACCGAACCACTCTGTGGGTCGCCTGACCATTGATTATTCTTAACCCTTGCTGATAAAGCACCTTGTGAGTAATTCTCTAATACTCCACCATACGCTTCTGACAGAACTTGCTTTGAACCATCATCTTGATAGATAAGCTGTGAGTCTGTTCTTGCCATTGTTCTGCTCAATTAAATTAAATTAATAAGCAGGTTTCAATCCAGTTTTTTCAGAAGATTTATTTTTCTTATCCATGTCTTTAGGCGGTTCGCCTTCCAACTGTTTAGCAACAGATTTCTCAAGAGAGCTTTTATAATTCTCTATAAACTTTTCAGCTTTTTCAATAGTTTCATCCCTGTCTGTAGTTACTATATAGTCAACCAAATCAACAGGAATTTCAGCCTCTGAAAATAACTCAATCGCTTCAAGTTTGTTTTCCCTTTGGGACAATTTCTTATCCCTTTCCTCGTTGAGCTTCTGTTGTTTTTTAAGAACCTCCTCTTCCTTCTCTTTAGCAGAAAGTTTAGCCATTTTTTCGCCTTCCTCCTTTGCCTCTGCAATCTTACGGTTAGCTTCTTCTTGTATTTTAGCTAATTTATCTTCCCACTTTTTATCAGCTCTATCCAGTCTACCCGAGATTAACTCGTTGACTTTTTGTTGCTGTTCTTCTGTAAATGAAACCTCCTCCTGATTATCCTCATTATTAGATGTCTCTAGAGTATCAACATCTTGAGTGTTTGCTTTGTCTTTAGGCATAAAAACCTTCCAACTTAATTTATATCCGTATACCCTCGTCAGGTACTCTATTCCACTATATCACAAGAAATATTTTCGTGCAATTCTGTTTATTTAATTTTAAGTATTACCATATTCTCCCTCATAGCCCTCCCTTTGAGTTTCAAATACTTCCTGATATATTTTATCTACATCAGTTTCGGGTTTCTCTTTTTGTTGCTCTTTCTCTCTTTGTTTCTGTATCCACTCTGTCTTAGTCCAAACCTTCTCCTTTTTAGCTTCCCCTGCAAAAACTAATGTTGTATCGGAGCGGCAGTTAGGGTGCATAGGTGGGTAGTTTGTCCCAACTTCTGCTTCTATAACTTTAAATACCTCTCCATTTAATCCTCTACAAATATCTGATGTGCGTTCATCTAATATAGCCTCATATCGATAATATTCTATACCTTCATCTATATAACTTTGAAGCTCTGCTTGATTAGTAAAATAATTGGTTTCTGTTCTGACTAATCTCATAGCTTTATATCGACCTACATCAAAATGGTCTCTAATCTGTCTTTGCATTTTCTCTTGTGATATACCACTTACTAACCCCCCTCCAATAATCCTAGGCAATACCTGATCAATCTTATGATTGAGTAAAGCATTATTACTCCATATACGAGTAGAATAATTACCTCCCTGCCAATTCTCACGTAATATTTGATATGTAGTCATGTCATCTATTTGAGCAAAACCTCTATATTGTTTTCCTAGATGTTTTCTAATATCAGTTTTACTAGCCTTATAACTTTCTTGAATAATTTTTTTGTAATTCTGTTCAGATATATCTTCTTCCTGTGGTGCTATAGACTGTATTTCCCAATATATCTGTTGTTTCATAGCTTCCAATCTTGTTAACCGTCCAATATATCTAGGGTCATAAACATCTCCTATATTAAAACCCAGTTTCATCATTTTGGTTTGAATAGAAGTAATAAAATTGCTTCGTTCGGCACCTGTTAAAATCTCTGTTAATTCTTTAACATCTAAACCTGTTTTATCAGCATAGTTTACATATAAACGATTAATATCCTTGTTAATATTCTGTAATGCTTGCTCATAAATTGACAAAATGTCCTTCATAGCACCTTTGCCAACCTGTTCAGCATAATCTAATCGTGCTTTTGTTCTTTTGAGCCAATAATCACTCATATCTTAGGAGTTTAAATTATTCTTCTTCATCAGGCTCCCCAGTACCAAACCCACTTGTATTTTCTATAAATCTCTGTAGTCCCTGCTCTTTAGCAAGTTTAATACTCTCTTTAGGGTTTTCTACAAATGGTATTTGAGATATAAGGGTTTCATCATCTACTATACCTCTTAGATTATTAACTATCTGACTTATCTCCAATATATTCTGTGGTAAGTTTCTATTAAATACTGCGTCCACTTGATATGTCTCTAAATCCACACCCTTGTTAAGACTGGTTAAATAATTATTATATAACTGTATACGCTCCATTAACCCTTTTTCAAAAAACCTTTCTTTATTCTTAATGTTTTGATCAAATGGTAATAGTTTATAAGCTAATGCCACACCACTCGAATTGCCTGCAAAGTTTTCATCACTCATATTCGGAGTTAGAGAAATCTTGTGAATATCATCCTCTATATTTGATCTTAGAATATTTACTTGAGTTTCATCCAAATTCTTAGTTAAATATTCAATAGTAGCCTCTCCCTTGATAGGTAAATCAAATAACATTCGGTTCTTCTCTAGATCGCTTCTTTGTTTTGGAGTTAAACTGGTACCATAACCAAGTAATATAGACTCAACTAATTGTTGTTTGTCATTAATTCTATCTGATTGTAATAGATTATAAGCGTCTATTAAAGGTATTACTTGTTCAAAATCTCCTTGTTCTTCTCGATTATTTATATACTCAATTAATGGTACTTGCTTAAAATTGTGTTTGATAGGGTCTGAAGGTATACGTACATTACCATCTTCTGTTACACAATCTTGATAAATCTCCTTATCGGTATAGATAGTTACTTTATCTAAACCTCCTGAAATTCTCTTTTTCTTTAAACTATAAACAATACCATAAAGTTTGTTATGCTCTACAGTATCATCATAAATACAAACAGCTTGTCTAACATCAATAGTTTTACTGCGTATATTATTCTTGTTATTGTAAATTAATTCGTACTGTTTCCCAAATATAGAAATCTCTTTTGCCAATTCAACATCTAAATCCGCTATACTCTGCTGACCATATTGTTCAAGAATATTATCTATATCCCTGTTCTCGTCCAACACTTTATATATAACAGGATTGCCTAATAAATATCCTGTATTAATATTAGTAATATACTTCGCATGATTAGTAACTACTTTTGTATTTTTACTTACTAAAGATTTGTGTCTATTTAAAATCGCATGATTACCCAAATAATAATTTTCTTTCTTTGTATAATTTGCTCTATTATCCTCATTATAATGTATTGCTTCTTCAATCATGTCTTTATTTAAAGAAGCCCCTTTATCAACTGTAAACATAGTTTGTTTTTTAAAAGTTATATAAATATACTAGCACACTTTTATATTCCGAGTCTATTCCTATTGAATGATTGATACTTATGATCTCGATAAAACTTAATTCCTTGTATAGCAAGAAAGCTTGCAAATAAACTATCATCATGATAACCAGTATCATGCTCACGTCTTCCATTATCCTTTCTAACAAACGTCTTCATCTGTTGTATAAGTATATTGGAATTGATAACAAGATTATCATTTTCAAACAACTCTATAAAATCATCTATCATTAAATCTCTATTTGAACCTTGTGTTCTCCAACCATATTCGTTTTTTTGTTTCTGTGTTTTTTTATCTATCTGTCTATTGACAAATAAATTCCTATACCCTTTTTCTTTTAATTTTAATACTGTAGTTAAACCTGAACCATTACGCTCTGGTATTATGAAAGCCTCATTATATTCATTTCCTAAATCAATAGCTATATTTGCTATTTGATCAGGTCGTATAGATTGATCACTAAAACTAGCTACTTCAATAATGTTGGAATTGTCTGTTATGTCCCATATATGCATAGCAGTATTATCACTTCCTACACCTTCAGCAGTATCAATTCCAATAATATATTTATGATCTTCTACAGGATTGTGATATATCTTCACTCCTTTGGTTTGTTTAATAATATTTCCTGTATTTAATTGACTAACTTTAAACAAATCAAATACAGATATACTGGACGACAAAAATGCTTCTTCTGATACAGTAGGATAATCTTGTTTCATTGTTTCTTTCTGCGTTAATGTTGTTCTATAATACCAATAAAACTGTTCATCACTTAATTTATGTTTAGTTTGTATATCCTTAATGAGATTATACTTTTTAGCAAGTATTTCATAATCTTTTTTCCATTTAGTATCTTCTGGTGTTTCCATAGTATATTCAGGCTCCCACATCCAATTATAAAAATGTGGAGTAAACTCACTATGTTCTTCTTGTGCCTCTTGCCAAAAATCGTATGCACTATTTAATCCATTAGCAGTAGTCTCTAATACAATATCTCCAGTTTGAGGCACAGCAGGAAAAGTTGCAGATACTAATTCCCTTATATCTTTAATATAAGCAAACTCCGATACGTGCAAATGTTGAACTGTCCCTGAACGTATATCTAAATCAACAAAATATTTACTATTATTTCCATTAAAACTAAGTTCTCTTACATTATCGTATTTAACATCATAAATATTTCTAATTTCAATAGGTAAGTTTTCCCATGCATATTTAGCAATTTCGAAAATAGCTGTAAGTTTCTTGTGTAAATGAGCAACCGTAGCAACAGACGTGTTCGAATTTAACATTATAGTCCTCAAATGTCCTAGCTGAAACAAAGTTGTAAAACCCAGTTGTCTAGGCTTTAAAACAATATCCCTTCCTGTTTTATTCTGTAGAAAGTCTAACTGTGCAGGTTTGAGCTTAAATAAAACTTTTTTACCTCGTTTATTTTTAATGTAAAACCTAGTTAATAGGTTCATCATCTAGTTCTTTTAATTTTTTAACTACATCAACTACAGTTAAGTTCACATCTCCTTTAATATCCATCTCTTGTGGTGCTTTACCTATATGTCTGTCCAACCAGTCAATCGTATACTTCTGGCTCATTAAATAGTTAGCTATCTTAACCTCTCTTAAAGTATGGTTCTCTGGGTGTGCTTTAACATCGTCTAATAACTCCTTAATCTCCTTGTAAGTCATATCTGTCTGTCGCATAAACTCGTCCAGTATCTTTCGTGCTTCCCTTCTTCTTTCCCAACCCTTACTCTTTGCTTCTGGACTTGGCTGGTTTTCAGAAGTAAATGGCTTTAAGTTGTCTAACTTCTTCTGGTTTTTATTCTCGTTTTTCATAGTTTCTTTGCTTCCTTATTTGTATATTTCTCCCACCTGTCTATTATCACTTGGCAATAGTGTGGGTCTAGTTCCATCATATAACATCTTCTGTTGGTTTGTTCACAAGCGATTAGAGTTGAACCTGAACCACCGAATGGGTCTGCCACCACTTCCCCACCCTTTGTTACCAAATCAATTGCCCTTGCTGGTAACTCCAATGGGTAACACGCTTCGTGCAGTCCTTTTATTTGCGTATTCCCTGGTCTAACCCTCCAGTAATTCGTCATCGTCCTTCCTGTTCTCTTGTTAAAATACACATCACTCCTATTAGTGCTTACACCAAACATTTCAAAATCGTTCCTCATATTGTTCTCATCTGCCACCACCAATATATCTTCGTATGTCCGAGTCATTTGTTTCTTACTAGTTACCGGCATTGCTGTTTTCTTGTCCCACACTATTAACTCTAGAAACTTCAAACCTGTTTCCTTTGCTATCCTATACATTATCTCTAGAAATTCCCATCTACTATTCTTGTTATACGATATATTCCAAAACAAATACCCATCCAACCACTTCTTCCAACCATTTACAACATCTAAGTTAAACTGTATATATTCTTCACTCTTTTTGTTATCTGAATAGTGCTTATACAAATCTGCTCCCATATTGTAAGGAGGGGATGTAAACACACACTTTATCTTTTCCTCTCCCATAAGTTTCTCAACATCTTCTATCTTAGTGCTATCTCCACACATTAACCTGTGTTCTCCTAATTGGTAAACATCTCCTAATACAACTGTGGTTTCTAAATCTTCTGGCTCTTCATAGTCGTCTTCTTCTA